TAAGGCAGTATCATCAGGCTCTCTCTGCGCCTCAAGCTGCTTGTACTCCTCTTTGCCCAAGGTGAAGTCGCTGAAGAAGTCACGCGGCACAAAACCCTCTGATGGCTGAGCCGCTTTAGCTAAGGCATATCTCGTTGCCGGATCTTGCAATCCTTCAAGCACTCGGCCACCTGCACCCTTCAACATATCAAGGAAGGTTTTGGGTTTTGCTGTTTCTGTATCATCTCCACCACTTTCAGTAACAACAACAGGTGAGGGTGCTTCAGGAGCTTCGGGTGGAGTTGGGCCAGAGAAAAGTTCTGACAGCGCACTTATCTCTGGCGTTGCCATAAACCTATCGTATTCTTCTTTTGTAATTCTTCCTGCTCTCAAAGCCGCATCAAGAGCGGCGCTTAACCCAGAACTCAAATAATCTGTGCCAAATGCCAGATCTGTTGCGCCAGCGCCAAGGCCTGCAATCCCTGCGCCTTTCGCGGTGGATTTTATTCCACGACCTACGGCCCTGACCGGCCTTGTTACCCTTGACGTTGCTGATGAAACGGCATCTTTGGCACGAGCAACTCTGCCTGGGGCAGGGGTTTCCGGTGCATCTGTTTTAGACGCGACAGTTTTTGGCGCCGTTCTAGGCTGAGACAAACCTTCAGCTTGCTCTCTGGCGGTCATGGGCATTTTGCTTTTTGGATCAGCAAGACCCTCTGCTTGTTCTTTGGTAGACATTCCCCGACGAGGCCTAGGCTTCGGCTTTGGTTTGAAACCTTTAACTCTTCTTAATACTGGGTGAAGCTGCATCAGTGCAGTTATTGCAGCAGTGGTAAGAGCGCCAGAACCAGCGGCAGTAAATGCTTCCTCTGTGGTCATTTTTTTAAGTGCTTCATAAAGCTCGGGCGATATGGAATCTTCAGGGTTTCTAAGAAAGTCTCCAAAGCCTCTAACTTCTTCGGCCAAGTCACCAACAAAGTCACCCTCCGCATACCCACGAATAGGCGCAACGCCTGCCATGATGCCGCCACCTTGACGCATCTGTGGTGTTTGGAACATGGGTCTGTTCATGATTTCGTTGTACATCATGCCACCTTGATTCATCGCGTTTGCTTCTGACAGCGCAATTGCTATCGCCTGCTTTGGATTTGTTACCTTTTTACCCGAACCGCCAGACTTGAGATCGCCCGCTTTGAACTCTCCCATGACCTTGCTGATCTTCTTTTCACGCTTGCTTTTGGCCACGGTCAACCTTTGAATAATCTACACGATAGTAGCCGTCTTCACCCATGAGTACGGCTGAAGGATCAACTTTGATTAACTCTTGAGCCATGACACCCTCAGTCGGGTCATCAATACCCATTGCCTTTGCAGTGTCATTCCAAGTCCATGTGTACCAGCCAACACCCGGTTGAACCTCATCAATCTTCATCACGTTTTCTTTCAAGCGAATGTCAGATGGGAAAAACGATGCAACAGTGCCTGCAATATTAGCGACTTTCGAGAACGTGCTTGGCTTTTGATAAGCTTGATTTTGATTAGAACCGACACCGTATCCGCTCGTGTATCCAGGCATAAACTGATTCCCTTGGCCAAGGATCTGCATGCCTCGCTGTAGTCTCATGAACGGCTCATCAGCCATTTGAGTACCAGCTTTGTACTGAGCATCAAGCCCGCGTTGCTGTATGCCCCTGCCTGTTGCACCAAGGCCAGCGAGTGTACCAATCTGCCCAGTCAGCATGTCGTAGCCTTGTTGTCCTAGACCGGCGATACCTTGAGCGCCCGAACGCATACCTTGCTGCCCAGCTTGATAGGCGCTTAATGCATCACCAAACGCTCCACGGGCCATCCTGTCCATGCCACCCGCTGCGCCTTGGAAGCGAGCCATTTGATCCCCAAAAATACCAGAACCAAGCTGTTGACCAGACTGGAAGTCTCTTGCCAAACCTGAAGCGATATCTGCGCGTTGTCCAGCTAGACCGCCAATACCTTGCTGAGCCTGTAACCCAAGGGCGCCACCCTGTTGAGCCATCTGGCCAGCGTACTCTTGAGCAGTCATGCCCAGTTGAGCAGCCCGCTGAGCAAGATCGCCTTGAGCCTGACCCGCCTGCAAGCCCATCTGGCCTCGCTGTTGAGCCAACCGACCAGCCAGTTCTTGAGCCGATATACCCATCTGTGCAGCACGTTGCTCAATATCTGCCTGAGAAGTAAGTCCGCTTAAACCAAGCTGGCCACTTTCAAGAGCGCCACGCTGGGCCAGTTGTTCTGCAGACAAGCCTAGGTTAGCTGCCTGCTGTGCAGCACTGATGCCTGTCTGAGCGCCTGCTTGGCCCAGAGAGCCAGTCAGTTGAGCAGCCTGCTGCCTACGCCCTTGTGCCTGCTCAAACGCCTGCTGAGCGGCCTGTTGAGCCTGCTGGAAGCCTTGTGAGCGCAACTCAGCGCCAGTCTTAGCTTGTTGTTGAAGGACATTGCGACCAATCTCAGCCTGCGCTATGGCTCCACGAGAGCCACCAAACGCACCAGAGCGAACCGCTTGATCACGCGCAGCAATCTTTTGCTGTTCACCCAAGCGCGCAATCTCGGCTTGTTGAGCCTCAATAACATCTCTGTTGAACGGGTCCATGAAGCTGCTTACTGATGAGGGGTCAAACTGCTCACCTGTTCCTACAAGACCAGCAATCCCTTGAAGCGCAGTAGATCTACCCATTTCGCCAGCAGAGCGAAGATCCTGTCCCGCCATTTGTGTCTGCATTCTGGCGCGTTGTGCAGCATCCATGGCGCCTTCTTGAGCGCCACCAACCTGACCCATGATTCCTGAACCGGCACGCCGCATAGCTCTTTGGCCGATTCTAGACTCTAGACCAGAACCAATTTCTGCACCGCGCATCCCTCTCATTGCAGAAGCAATATCTTGACGTATGTCCCTGCCCGCAGTGGCTAAGCCAGCTTGGCCAATGTCAGCCTCTCGGCCAGTCGCCCTAGCAGCATCCATCATGCCTCTTTGAGCTATAGCCGCTTCTCGACCCATGCCCATTTCAGCGCCACGGATATCCCTAGACGCATCCCTCATCATGGCGCGGGCTTGTTGATCCATAAACTGTGCGCCCATGCGAGGGTCATAACCACGGGTGCTTTGCTCGTACAAAGCTCTAGCGCGTGGGTCTGAAAAAGCACCAGCAGATCTAGGGTCAAACCCTTGCGCTGCTCTACGATACATATCTTGTGCTTCAGCCAACTGACTGCCAAATGCACCAAGGCCACTGGCTAAATTCCTAGCTTGAATCTCCTGTGGCGAAAGGCCAGCAACTTGCTGTATGGGAATCGGTATTTGTCTGCCAATCATCCCGTATTCAGGATTGAAGTAAGCATCCAGCATTTGCCGTGATGCCAGTTCCACGGCAGGATCAGAATAGGTTTGGCCAGCTTGAGGCTGAACTGTCGGTACTGATGTTTCGACTTCTTTAGTTGAAGAGCTAAATAACCCCATTACGCCTTCCTCATTGCCTTCTCACCAGCCCTCTGCAACGCATACATCATGCGTGCGCCCTCTCGTCGCTGGTCAGCTTTAGAGCCGTTTGCGCCACTAAGCTTGCCTACTCCGCGAACAGCTTTTGCATTTACTACAAACTCGCCATCACTGAGCATGGCAGGTATGTCATCAGATGTTTCTGTCCCTGGACCAGAAATAGGGCCGTTCATGCGTGGATATTCAACATCGCCTCCATCAGCGTAAAGCATGGAGAGGTCGCCCATTTTATTAAGCGCGGCTGTGCCCCCAGACGGTCTCCCTTTGGCAAGATCTGTTATTCCACCAACTATGGTTTTTACATCTGCACCAAGCCCACCTGAAGGTTTCTTGCCTGTCTTTATTAACTCGATTAACTCTTCACGAGTCATGTCTTCTATGCGTTTCCCAGAAAGAGCGCCAATACCACCAGCCCCAGCCATGTTCGCGTTGTAATTCTGCATGCCTTTTAAGGCAATATCTTTGAGGCCACCCAAGCCTTTCGCTGCAGCGCCACCAAGGGCACTAGCCCCTTTGGCAAGAGCGCCTCCCGCTGCGGCAGCACCACTGCCGATTGCTGACATCAAGCCGCCCAAAAACATTTCTTGTGGTTGCAAAGAAGCGATGCCGCCTTGGGCCAGCCCTATAGAACCAATACCAATATCGCCTATTGCATCAGAAATGTAATCTTCAAAGCTTTCAAAAAGAGGCAGGCCTAGCTCCGCTCTGTCCCTGTTAACATCAATCAAAAGCTCGTCTTGAACGCTTTCAAGGGCTTCTTGATCAAGATCATTTACGTCTTGTTCGCCAACAGAAGTGCCGTCTGGATATTGTCGGATAACTTCTGGCGCGGTGCCAATCGGGACATAGCCGCTAGGAGGTTGTGGCGCTACAAGAGGGCCCCCGATGTTTGGAGCCATTGTTTCGTAGTTAGCGTATTGAGCACCAGGCATTCTCTGATAGCCAAAGGAAGACGCCATGGGGTTAACCATACCTGGCGCTAAAAAGCTGGCACTGCGTGCAAGTGCAGGATTTATTTGTCCAAGAGGACTAGGGGCAAATCGATTGATAGAACCAGGCTGGTTGAGAACCTCCATAGTTCTTTGTTTTGATTGCTCTCTTAATTGTTCCGTGGTTGCCGACATATTAACACTTCCACCTGCGCCTAGCCTGACGCAATCTTGAATTAGGATCCTTTGCCGCCTTCGGGAACTTCTTCATCTGACCAGCAGAACGAGCGCAAAAAGACTTTCTGCGTTTCGCTCTCTTGCCCGTAGGCTTATCTTCTGTTACAGCCGTCTGCAGTTTACTACCAGGATTTGCTTTGCGATAGGCCTTTACACCCGCCTTTGTCATGCCAGCACCTTCCTTCGTTGGAAGGTAATTAGCTGATTTACCTTTAGTTGTTTTTGGTATTGGCTTTTCGCGCCTGCGCTTAGCGGCCTTAGATCGGCCACCAACAATGCCACCTTTTTCAAACTCTTCTGCAAAACGTCTAAACATTAAGAATACCTTGTTCTCTTCCGTCGATCAGGCATTACAGCCCCACAACCTCGATGGTTTCTTTTCGTGATAAGACCGCCATCTTTCGCAAAGGTTTTTACCATTGTTGGTTTGCCACCAACTCCTTGCTTCTTAGATCTCTTTCGCTTGACCGCGCTAGATCGTTCAGAAGCTGTCATGGCTTTTGCCTTTGACCTAGGCACGCACTTTGGGTACTTGCGGCCACTGCTTTTTGTGCTTGATCGACCACAAGCTTGAAACTTGCCGTCTTTCTTGGGCGCTCCAATGTCAACCCAGTCGCCTTTTGATCCCTTGCCAAACCACTCTTTCAAGCTCATACAAGCTTCGTCCTTGGGCGCTTGCTAGACAACATACCGTTAAAGCCTCTGGGGTCAATCAACCTAGCGCGTTTAGCAGCAAAGCCACCGCCATTCATGTTCCTAGGCTTTGGTTCCTTGAAGTCTTTACGCCTCACTCCAGAAGGATCTTTTATCTTTCCTGCACATATCTTGCTGGCATATGCATTTGCATAGGCCGAAGGATACACATCAAATTTTCGTTTAGCCGCAGCCTTTCCTCTAGCACACAGTTTTGTCATGAACCTACACTCACTACTATATCGCCGTTAGTAACCACTTGAACCGTCCCAACCTGCCCTGTGGCCTCAAGAGGGCTAGAAACAGATTCCGCTTCCGTACTGACACTCAACCATTCGTTACCAGTATAAATCTGCAAAGAAGAGATTGAAGTATTCCAAATAACATCGCCAGCTTTAAACTGCAATGTATCTCTTTTGTTGCTCGTATACTGCGGAGTCGCATCAGGATCAAACGAACCTAAACTTAGCTCAAGAAGCCGTACCGTCTTGTTAAATGTACTTCCATCAACTCCACCCTGGTCAGGGACAAAAGGTAGCGTACCTTTTAGTATCCTGCTCATCTTCGACCATTAGGCTGTAAATCTAAACGAGTGCCGCCCACTCTAAAGCCCACCCCTAAACGATCCCCCATGTCGGCGTTGTCATCAGACTCAAAACGAACAACCGCCTGGCGCCCTCTTGCTCTCGTGTTTATCTTGGTCGTAGTCGAAGTAAACGAAGAAGTTTGATCTGTTGTTAAAGTATCTCCTGGGTAGTTTCTAGCCTTCAAAACAAAATTGATCGATTGGGTATTACCGGAATCTCCTGTGAATTTGACATCAGGGATACATCTACGAATGAACTGAAACTCTTCCCCTTCGCCCAAATCAAAGTCACCGCTTTCAACAAAAACGTTTTCCATGGGCGCGCCGTCAGCATCAAAACCCGTTTCATGCGAATAAATGTAATTGTTCCCATCTGTATAACCAGCGGCTCTAGGGAAGCTTTCAAGCCCTTCATCAAGCCATGCGGTTCTGGATAAATTCCCGATGGCCCACGTCTGTTCAACGTAATTGTAGGTGACATATCTGTCTATAGCCGTGGAATCAGCAGAACAATAAAACCAACCAACCTCATCAAACTGTTTGTTCAAAAATCCAAACACTTGAAACGCTTGATCTTCGTTAAAGTTATCAAACACATACGCTCTAACGGTGCATGGGACCGCTTGAACCGCGCCTTGATAAGAGTAAAACCCTTTCTTGTCCATCCAGAAAACACCTGCAGGCGTGTTTACTGAGGCGTTAGGTCCAATCAAGCTCACACCTTCATTGATCAGATTAAGACCGAAGGTTAATGGTGCGCCAATAAACTGAAGGCTATAAAGAGCAACATCAGTCCATATTAGAGTTTCTTGCCGCGCTCGTAATCCGCCAATTATTTGTGAACCTGCAGAACAACGTAAAGAACCAGCAGTGTTAGTTGATGTAGGGAACCATTCGGCTGGGTTCTCTTGATCAGAAAACGCAACTAGAAGTGGGTCAGAAGAACCTGTTCTTGCTGTTGCGCTGTCGTTTATCGGATCAGCGCCAAGGGCAATAACGTGCCGGTCAATATCAGAAACCAGAACTTGAAGGGCAACCGTTGGCGTGAAGTTGGCGCCCGACAACTCTGAAATGTTTACAGCACGATCTGTGCCCAAAATCTTTGCGCTAGTGTCCCAATAATAAATTCCACCGGCCCGCACATTGGCAATCAAGTCTTCACCAAAACTATCCATAGACCACAGCCGAAGCTGATTTAAGGAACTCAATGCGCTGGAAGAACCCCAAGAGCCAACGCTCCAAGCGCCAGATCCCCAACCTGTACCAGAAACAAACACATCAAGGCCAACATTTATTTGGTAAGTCCCTACAACGGAACTACCGCCGTTCCCAGTATCGCTGCTGTTCGCAGTGACTGTTGCTCCAGATGCGTCCTTTGCTGTAATGACATATACGGAAGTGCTAGTGATTGAGTCAATTTCGTATTCTTGATTAAGAACCGCAGCCGTTACATTGCCGCCTAAAGAAGATGCCCCACTGAAAGTAACAAAATCCCCTTTGGCAGCACCATGTGCCGCATCTGTTACATTGATGGAGCTAGAACCATTTGTGGCCCCAAAAGTCACATCCCCAGCAGCCGTGGTAGACCTTATTGGTGTAATATCGCTATAGCTGGCACCTGACTGTATATAAAGTTTGGTTCTCGTTCCAAGCCCCAGTAGTTTTGTGCCATCTAGAGAAGTCCAGCCCAGCAACTTTCGGCCAGTGCCGTTGAAAGATGCAGCTATGTATTTGACCCAACCGCCTATTTTTTCTGGCAACCCCTTGCGAAACCGCATTAGATTTCCGTCGAACCACCCACCTTCTGCTGTATAGCTGGTGCCCTCTTTGTTAATCCCTGGATTGAAGATAAACTTCTGCAAAGGCATTAGCGATACTCCCCAGTCCTTATCATTTCAGTAACTTCTTCGGCTCTTCGACCTACTTGTTTGGCCCAACGGCTGTCCATAAACTCATCAGCAGCAATGTCAAACTGCTCACGAGACATAGCTTCCAGAGCATTAACAAACCCACGCAATCGTGTAATACCTAGATTGAAGCACATATCAACCATGGCGTCCCGTCGAGCTTTGTTCAGCCCCCCGTACCAATAATACGCTTCTTGCAACTCTTGGTGACAACGCTCTAGGTCATTGTGTAGCAAGTAATCAATCTCATCTGGCGACAAGCCCAGCCCAGACTCGGATATATTTCGGCCTACGCCTATGGTTTCAAAGCCCTGAGTACATTTGTAAACATGGGATTTGACGCCTTCATGGCGCTTAACCATTTCAATTAGCTCGCCCATTACTTCTCCCGTGCGACAGAGTTAACCTTTTCGTAGGAGCGCATAGCGCCCAAGCCCAACATCCCCATCATAACGGGCACAAGCAGCGTTGTATCTACTTCCGGCACTGCGAACCAAATACCAAGGATGTTGGCAATTATGGTGTTGTACAGCAGGCCAAGGGCGCATATCCAGCCGATGCAAGGTCTCCACCCAGCAACAAATAACGACTTATGTGCAGCTTCCATCTTATTGATTTCAAGCTGACCCTTTAGCGCCTCGTGAGCGTGTTTCTCGGACATCGTGGCAATCTCATGGGCCAAGGCGTTCTTTTGATCCTTGTCCTCTATGAACTTGTCTAACAGCCCTGTAACTGGCCCGACTAACTGTGCAACTAAACTCATGTTTATTTCCTATTCGACCACGCTTGTGCGCCAAAGAAGGCTGCAAGTATACCCGCAACGGATACGAAGTAGACTGCGGCCATATCACCTAATATCGTTGCGGCTTGAGAAAGACCAAAAAGCTCCGATGCAACGACTAATGACGGGTACAGCAGCATTCCCCACAAGGCGAACCAACTCATAGCTCGTTGAGCATCCGCACGTTCATGCTGTAGACGTAGCTCTTGCAGTTCCTTGCTGGTGTTTAGCTCTTCATCTGTGACAACACCGTCCCCATCCGCATCGTATTCAGCGTACTCGCTGCCTTCTTCTAGTCGTTTTGCGTTCACAGGGAGTCACCGTTTCGTATGTAGATGATGTCTAAACCTGCCGATACCGCTATGTTTGCACCAGAAGAATCTCCAATGCAGCGAACCTCTATGTCTGTTTTTTCTTCAAACTTGAGCGGAATACTGTAAGCCTGATGCAGAACGCCATTATCAATAACGTGCTTGTCCTTAGTTTGAAATACCTCACCAAAAGGTCGTGCAACCAAATGAATGGTTGCATATTTGTTGTTTTGCGCCGTAGCGGCAGTAATATCTTTTTGGAGTAGGTAAGCCGTATGGTCTGCGGGAACTGTCCACAATGCCATTAGACTCTGGTTATCACCTGCTGCAATCGTTGCATACTTTTCTGCTGGGACACCTGAAGTAACAGTGCCGTCACCTGCATAAATAACACCTGCGTTTTGCCCACCAGAACCGGCAGTGTTGACCACCATGCGGTTGATACGGATATAAGTATTTGTGGTGTTGACCGCTGTTTGACCGTTCAGCGTCACCGTCTCACTGATTTCTGCGTAGTTAGCATCTAGTCCAAATAAGGTAACGGTACGCGCACCTGTGCCTGCTGATGTATCGTTTGTAGAAGAACTGGATACTTTTAACACCGTAGCGGTTTCGATGTAGCTATACAGTCCGCCTTCAGCCCATACGGTCTCTAAGCTGTCATCAACATCTGGGTTAAACCCAAACTTGAAGATAGCGTAATGCCAACCGACTTGACCTCGCTTTACCTGTAGTTCAAAAGGTTCTGTAGTCCCTACGCGGCTGATTGATGAGATTTCTCTGGTCATAATTTAGTCCCATGTCCGTGTGTTGGCGGGCACCCGCTTCGGTATGCAATAAGCCGTTATGTTTTCTTGCATCTGGTAGTTTCGATTGATCTGGGTCTTGCCGGTGCTTACATAATAAGCAAACGTATTACACCGCGTAATATCACGAAAGTAGAACTGGTCAGGAATTGGCTCACCGTTTACAACCACAACAAGCAGGAAAGCCATCATCACCTAGTCAACCAAGTTAATAAAACAGCCAAGGTCAAGGGGAGAAGAATAAGCAGAACCAGTAAAACCGCCCCTATCTCTCTGACATCCTTCCAGAACTTTTTCTTGGCAGCGGCTTTTCTTGCTAGTTCTTGTTGTTTAGCTTTTCGAGCTTCAGCCATAGCGGTCATCGCTTCTTGGTACAGATCCCCGTTCCCAGAGACGGTGAACATGTCCTTGATCTCACGCATGGTCTCTTGGATCTGTTTCTTTGCTAAAGCGGCTTTTACAGCATCAGCTTCTGACAGCTTACCCTCATTCTGGGCACGTTGAAGCTCAACTTCGGCACCGCCGAGAGTCGATAAGAAACTGGAAATACTGGAGATGTCGTTGGTGGTCTCAGCGACCTGTTTTATCGCACTGGTAGCAGCATTTACGCCAGCCACGATAGCCGCGATTTCACCAATCATGGTTAGGCCATAAACTGCGGTAAAGCTACTGCAACAACCACCGTGACATATACGCCCCAAATCATTAGCTCAAGGCGATCAAACCGCTTACTCCCGTCTTGGAGGCGCTGCTCAATGCCTTGGTAGCGTATAGCGCACTCTTTCTCATGCGCTTCAATCTTTGCTATAGCTTTTTCAGTGGGTGTCACTTGTCCTTAGCCTTACCTATGTTGATGGCAAGCAAATCAATGAAGCTATACAGCTTTGCGATCCACTCATCATCTTTGGGTGTCGGGGTGCTTGCAGCAATCAACGATGCGATAGTGACAATCGTTGTAACCGTATTGATTATTGTAAGTAAATCCATGATTACTTTACTCCTTTCTTCTTAGACTGAGGTATCTACCCTTCGTGTTGGAGCAAGGTCTGTAGTCTCAATCTTGTTACCTTTCTGGGTATACAAGGTAGGCATTACTGTCTCCACCATCTCTTTCACGGGTTCGCCTTCTGCGCCTGTACGCAGACGCTCTTGCTTTTCAACAGCGATCTGTTTCCAACTTACTTGAGCAGATCCGCTTACCGAACCCACGTCCATAGTCTACTGCACCACTTCCGCTTCTGGCTCTTCGTCTTCAGCAGGCTTAACTGCATTGACGATAGCTTCGCCGTAAGCATTCAACACAACCTGACGCTCGTTAATCTGCATTTGCAGACGTGCGATTTCTTGGCGAATCTCAGCGATACGGGCAACGTGCATCTGGGTTTCAACAGTCAACTCAGACACGTTATGTTCTTCGTCGTTAATGACGATTGTTTGCTCTTCACTCATTACCAAGGCACTCCATCAGCGGTTGTTGGCGTGATCTGCCCGTCGATGTTTGCTTGCAAAGACGTTTGAATCGCATCTTTGTCAACGCCGCCAGCCCAGCACCAACCAAGCACATCTGCCTCGGTTAAATCGGCGTATGGGATATAGTCGGAAGCCGAAGGATCAGGCGTGAATCCTTCTGTGCCGTAGCTTGTCGCGGTGTAGGTGACGGCATCATCGCCAGACCCTACCGTCTGCGAAGCGTTGCAACGCCAGTGAGCGACGATCACAGCGCCGTTCATGTTTTCGGGAAGTAGATCACGTTCAAGGGTCGATATGACCCATTCAAAGGTTGCGGACATTAGTCGTTCTCCAGTTGTTGTACGCGAGCGCGTAGTGATTGAATTTCTTTAACAAGCATTGGTACTAACTTTGAGTAGTCTACGCCCATCATTTCATCTGAGTCAG